ATGAAAGAATCAATGGTAGTGCTGGTACTGGCGGAGGATTTGTCGAAAACACTAATCTTCCTAGACTTTCTACATGTGTTTTAAGTGATGTCATGGTCGACTATACACCAACAGGCGGATTTGTAACATTTGATGATGGAATGCCAGTTCAAATAAGAATGAGACTATCTTTCATAGAAACCAATATCATAACAAGAGAAATGGTTGATGAGGGCTACTAATGGCATATTTTACTGATTTTCCCATAGCTTTATACGATCTAACAAATTCATCAAACAAGAGTCTCAAACTTGTATCGAATTTATTTGTTCGCACTAGATTTTTACCTAGTATTGAAAATGAATCTACAGTATTTTACAAGTATCAAATTTCTGATGGTGATACTCCAGAAATACTAGCTTCAAAATACTACGGCAATTCAAATCGTCATTGGATCATTCTTCTTGCAAATAACATAACTGATCCGACATACGACTGGCCATTGACGTATACAAATTTTTCATCTTATGTTGAAAACAAATATGGTTCAATTGCAACTGCAAAAACAACATATCATCACTACGAAAAAGTGGTGACAAAAACGGATTCTGTCACAGGAACCATAACAGTAAACAAGTATGAACTTGACTACAACACATATGCAAATTTGGCATCAAGTAGTACGGAAACAATCAATTTGAAAGATGGTAATACCGTTCAAATAGTTACGACCAAGAATGCTGTATCATATTACGACTATGAAGAAGAACAAAATGAAGCAAAAAGAGAAATAAAGATAATAAACGCTGCATATGCTCTTCAAATAGAACAAGAACTATTTTCTATATTGACAAATGTCTGATTTTTTATATACTAACGAAAAAAATTACGTAATAAAAGAGTTATTCATAGTTAATACCAATGGTTCTGGTATTAATATAAGAGCATTACTTTTAGAATTGGATATTTTTGAAGATATTTACAATTCAACAATTTCAGGATATGCACTTTTAAATGATTCAAATGATTTGATTGCAACCTTACCTCTATCTGGATTTGAATTTCTACGAGTAGTCATTGAAAAACCCGGATCCGAAAGAAAAGTTCTTTTTGAAAAAAGTTTTCGTATCTATAAAATGACTCCAGGAACTGTAAAACAAGCAACCACATCAAATCAAACATATTTGTTGAATTTTTGCTCTGAAGAAAACGTAGTTTCTGCATCTCGTCGTATTTCAAAATCTTATCGTGGAAAAACGATGTCGAGTATTGTTACTGACATATTGACAAAACAGTTAAAAGTAACTCCGGAAAAACTAAGAGCAACAAATATAGAAAACACATCTGGAGTTCATGACGTAATAATTCCATTTTTGAATCCATTAACCGCTATATCATGGCTTGCTTCAAGAACTGTTTCATCTTCGGCAAAAAGTCGTGGTGCGACATTCATGTTTTATGAAAATACTCAAGGTTATAACTTCAAGTCTCTAGAAACTTTGTTTCAAGGAAACACTAAAGCAAAATATAGTTTCGGACCCAAAAACGCACCTCCCGAAAAAACTGATACATCTGTATCTGAGATTAGAGATGTTGTGAAATATGAATTCATGAAAATGTTCGACGTTTTGTCAGGAATAACCTCGGGTATGTTTTCAAGCACAATTAAGACAATTGACTTGGTCAAATTAGAAGCTACAGACTATGCCATGAGGTATGATGAATTATTCAATATTACTTCACATATAGAGAAACAAGGAAGCGCATTTTCTTTTCAAAACGAATATGAAGATAGATTCAAGAAAAAAGTATATGAAAATTCATATTCATTGATGAGAATGTATCCAACAAATAGATCACATGATACTGATAGCGTGATTTCAAGTAAACAACCATCAATAAAACAAAATCTGGTTGAAAAATGGCTATTGCAACGCATAACACAAATAAATCAGCTGGATTACTTCAAGTTAAAATTAGTTATTCCGGGCGATACATATATCACGGTTGGCGACATCATAGAATTTCAAATTCCTCTTGTCGGGGCTAAAAATCCAGGCGCATCAAATGAGAATCCTTTCTACAGCGGAAGATATTTGCTAACCGCGATTCGACACAAAATAAATTTGGATAACTATGAAATGATTGTTGAAGCAACACGAGATTGTCTATCAAAGCCATATCCACAAGCGGAAAATAGTTTAGCACTAATCAATGAGATAAAGAAATCATGATAAATCGCAATAATTTTATGGGACTAGATGGATTTGTCTGGTGGTTTGGTGTCATTGAAAATCGCAAGGATCCTTTATTGATAGGTCGTTGTCAAGTCAGAATTTATGGATGGCACACCGAAAACAAGAATTTGATACCAACATCCGATCTTCCCTGGGCACATCCTGTAATGCCTTTGAATACGAATACAGGAACAGGAATCGCTGCAAAGGAAGGGGATATGGTATTTGGTTTCTTCCTTGATTCGGATGATGCACAGTTTCCTGTTATGCTAGGAATTGTTCCGGGCATTCCTGAATCTGTGCCAAGAATAGATAAAGGATTTTCTGATCAAAGAACACCAACTCAGTTGAGCGATTCTCCAAGAAAGCCGAAATCGAAAGATTATACTCAAGATGGAGAAGGTGTATTCATAGTTGAAGGTCAAGCAACACGGTATCCGGAAACTGTGAATGAATCGACTGTAAGTAAATTGGCAAGAAATGAAAATATTACTGATACAATTGTAGAAGAGAGAAAAAATAATCGTATACAAAATGTAGAAACATCTACTAAAGGTTCAACATGGTCTGAGCCCGAAACACAATATAACGCAAAATATCCATACAATCATGTATATGAATCAGAATCCGGTCATGTTCTAGAAGTCGATGATACTCCAGGTGCGGAAAGAATTCAAACTACTCATCGTTCGGGAACTTTTGAAGAAATATATCCAGATGGAACAAAAGTTACAAAAGTAGTAAAAGACAAGTACGAAATAGTAATGTCAGATAATAATGTATTGATCATGGGAGATTGCAATATTACGATCAATGGTCAAGGTAAAATATTTGTCAAGGGTAGTGCAGATGTAAAAGTTGATGGCGATATGACAACACAAGTTGCAGGAACGTATAGTGTTACATCATCGAGCTACATGAGTTTTAGAGCACCAAGAATAGATCTAAACTAAGATGGAATGAAAAATGCCTGCAATTTCTAGATTGGGTGATATATGTACGGGTCATGGGTGTTGGCCCCAAAGGCCGAATGATACGGCAAGTGGTGACGTTTATGTTGAGGGTCTAGGTGTTCATAGACAGGGTGATCATTGGGTTTCACATTGCTGTCCAAATCAAGGATGTCACGATGGAATTTTGGCATCAGGATCGGGAACCGTATACATTAATGGATTTCAATGTAGTAGAGTTGGCGATCCTATAGATTGCGGTTCTACAATTTTAACTGGTGCCGGAACTTGCTTTGCAGGATAATATGATAGGAGAAAAAATAATATGACAATAGGTTTTCCAATTCCAAGCATTGTGCCTATTCCAGAGGTAGCAACAGCGATTGGTAATTTGCCAATAAACCCAACTGTTAGAAATATTTTTGAAGAAATAGCTACTAGCGGTCAAGCATCACTTTTTAGAAATCCGGTCATACAAAATATCAATCAAGTATCTAGCGGGATAAACGGCATAGTTAGTGCAATATCAAATTCTACATGTTTAAATTATACATCCGAAGCTAAAACAAATCTGACAACCGCATTAACTGGAACTGGCGGATTGTCCGAGCAAGTTACCGCCTTTACAACACATGTCAATACATTATCAGGAGTAATAGCAGGTAGTGCTGGAAATGCAACACCAGGACTTGAAAGAATATTGTCTGTCGGACGATCAATAAAAGATTTAGTTAATACTGTCGATCAAGCTTCGGGTTGTTTGGGCGTTCTAGGTAATATGACAGGACTATTTTCCGGAGAGCAACTTAATGGCTATGCTAGTCAGTTAGCATCATTTATTGAGCAAATCAATGGTTGCTTGGCCGACTTGACTGAAATATTGGATCAAGTCAATTCTATCAAAGCGGCACTTGCCGCAATAATAGCTGCCGATCAAAACTTTTTTAATCAGGCACTAGAAACATTAAGACAAGCTGCGCTATCTTCACTTTTAGACTATATGTATAACGATCCGTGTGGCAGATTTATATTGGAAAATCAAATAGGGCAAACTAGTTTGCTATCTAAATTATCACGATAAATATAATCATGGTAGCTTTATCCACAAGAACATTTAGAGATTTAGACTTAAATTTCACGCGACATCCTGCAACAAATGATGTCGCGACACGCATTGGTGATCAAGCAATAATTAGATCATTGCGAAATCTTGTCAATATGGCCAACTATGATAAACCATTTCATCCTGAAGTTGGTGGTGTAATTCGTCAATTATTGTTTGAAAATGTTAATGCTATGACGGCTCAAAATATTAAAACTGCCGTCAAAGATGTAATAAACAACTTTGATCCTCGAGTTTCTCTTATCGATGTGGTTGTACAAGCCCAAGAAGATATGAATAGATATGATGTTTCTATATCATTTTACATAGTCAATCAAGCAACTCCAACAACAATAAACGTATTTTTGGAAAGAGTAAGATAATATGGCAGCATCTAATACTGTTTTTAG